TGGTCGAGAAACGTAAACGGCAGATTGGTGTTAGTCTGTCGCCGAGTTGCACGCTTGAGCCACTGACGGAAGCCAGTGAACACTTCGCCCACACCTCGGACGTTGATCGTGGGGTCGACTGGCTCAGCTACTCCTCCACCACAAGGGGAGTAGATTCCGGACTGCGCCTTTCCGGTTGGTGTATTCCAGTTGTAGAACGGGTGAACGGTGGGGTTCACCCAGGGGATCGCAAACTGGAAACCTTGCCCACCGCTGATCATGGTGAAGAACTCGACGTCATCGCCAACAGTTGGAGGACCTCGCAGGGCGTTCACGATAGTTACCATGATCATACCCTGCGGGATCAGCGAGAAGGTCTCTTGCTCCGGTGTAGTTTGCGCAAGCCCTCGACTCTCAGTCGGTCGCCACGGTTGGTTAAAACTGTATGGCACCGTGAACTCGATGTCCATCTTTCCTCGGATATCGTGGATCTCAGAGTAACACTTTGCCAAATCGATCGTTTCGGTGGCTTGAATACGTGGTCCTGGAACGAAGGTGATCCGGATACGTCCGGAATGGAATGGGGTCTTGAAAAAGACGAACTTGTACTTCAGAGGACCCCGCCAGAAGGCGGCGTTCGTCGAGAGATACGACAAGTACGTCTCATTCCGGATGATTCCCTTCGTTTCTCCAGTCCCCACGACTCGGCGCTCGCACCAACACGGGTCGGCAGGGAAATACATGACGCGATCTCCAGCCTTCTGCGTTTTCCGCAAAGCAGACTTCGTCAGGTACACCGGTCGCCGGATGATCTCCTTGAATGACATTTCGTCCGCCTTGGTGTTAAAGACGTCGCTCGCAGTGGCAGTGGTGTTCTTGCCATCGAGCGCCATCACACGAGCGTCAGTTGTTCCAGTGGCATTTGGTGCGAATCGGACATGCGCCATTTGCATGTTTTCCGAGATGTTACTGTTCAGCGGCTTACTCCAACCGAAAGCAGTCGCGATCGCCCCTGCGCTTGTAATCACAGAAGCGGCCTTGTCCATAGCTTCTGGAAGGATCGAGCTCACCAGGGATGCACCCGGAACAGCTTCCACCATCTTCATGACATTGCCCGTCAGTGCCTCAGCAGTCCCCGCTTGTGCCTTTCCAGACAGAGCGGGGGCAGGTGGGATACCAGTGGGCATGGCAAGATCGATGTTTTCTGCCCAGCACCAGATCGTACCGTCGACATCGTCTGCGCCAGTAAGTGCGGAGAGCACTTCCACATGGAGCCGCCCTGCAGTTCCGTACCCTTCGACGAGGTCGTAGTGTGACATGACCGGGAAGAAGGGAATACGAATTCGGCAGGCTGTTGACTCGTTGCATCGGTACACTGCGTTCGGGTATCCGAACTTTCCTCCTAGGTGGTGTGCGGAGGAAAGTTCCGTGGAGCGATCGTCCTCGAGAGGGTTAAACCAGGCGAGGAGTCCTCCAGCGTTAAACGGTTGGGCGTTAACTTGGATTTCAACGACGAACGTGCAGCGTAGGAAACGAAACCCACGCAACTTTTCTTGGATCATTGGATTGGAGAAGATCCAGGCGTGAGGAAAATCGTGTTCTGAGATGAGCGCGCCAGTCCCTTGGCCCTTAGTCCAGTCGAATGACTTCAAAAGGACCGGACGACGAAGGAAACCGATGATATCATTGGTAAGTCCGTCTTCAGCACCGCACTGAATTTCTTCTGGCACGGTGGTAGAAATGGCACGATCCTCTACATTCACTTGTCCATCTTCCACGATCTTCATTACCTCCTGCTGTAACACAGTCTCACCCTCTTGGCCCGCGAAATTCGGAATCTCGCTGGGCTGTTCAAGACCAGACTGTGCCACACCAGTAGGGGTGTCAAAGATACCGTCGAGATGTTCATCGACCGTATCAACACCAAAATCAATGTCGGGGAGCTGGTCGACCTGGTCCAAGTAGGCAACTGCTTGCGCAGCGCTGAGTTCAGGATCAGCCGGTGGAGTTACAACCCCTGGGGAACCTCGAAGCGTGATCAAGGAGTTACACGCACGGTGGAGTGAGCGAGCCGTATTGGCAACCATGCCCATATCGGGCTTCCAGCCTCCTGCTCGCTGTTCCATCACCTGGGTATAAACATTGACCACGTCAATGATTCCCTGGGAAAGCTGTTTCCAGCCGTTGTCTTCTGTCAGTTGTAGCTGTTCGAGTTGCAGTGTTAGTGTTTGAGTTGTAGCAAGTGAGTTTTCTTCGGGGTGGGGACCACTTAATCGACCCACACCAGCACGCCGAGTGCATAGCCTATTGTTTTTGGAGGGCACACATGCACCACTAGAGGTAAATACCTCTCCCTCCGCTGACTGGGACTTCCCAGACAAGCACCCCAGCGGGATTTGCTGCATCGGACCGTCCGGCGAATAGTCCGAAGCCCTGATCACGGGGTTTTGCGACAATTTTCCACGGTATACGTATTTCTCCATGTCGATGCGGTTAGCTTCTTCATATGTTGGAAACGCGCATGGGGCCATGTGGTATATTGCGCTTCGTGCGGCGTCGAGTTTGGGGTAGTGCAGGTTCCAGATCTGTCGCGAGTGTTGTGAGAGTTCGTAAACGGCGTCTTGCAACACTAGCGCAGTGAGAGCTGCTTGGCTGTCTGTCCGGGTCTTGTTCCAACACGGCATCTCGAGAATCGTGTCCAACTCGAGCGGTGCCCGATGTCGCGCTTGATCAGCGTCCCACCGAAACTTCCGCTTGAGAAAGGCAATGTCCTCGAGGTACCTGTGGGAAACCATTTCTCCTGTCTTGGCCTCGTCTGTGTACGTCATTCCAAACGTTGCGTACATCTCAGCTTGTGTAATCTGG